CGGCTCGATGCACACCCACTCGCCGGTTTCAGGGTCCATCCACGTGTAGCTGTTTGCCTTCGAGAGCGCCATCTGCTTTTTCACCACGTAATGCGCCACGTAGCTCGCGGTCCCGAAAGTGACCGCTCCAACCGCACAGAACCCAAAGCCCCAGCTTTTCTCCAGCTGCAAAGAGGTATAGAGCTGCGAGCCATCGGGCCCTTTCTTCCACGGTTTCGCATCCTTCGGCCACCAGCCGAAAATTATCGCGTGATAGTGCGGCCTCCCGTAACGCTCCCCGTACTCGCCGCTCAGGAAAAAGGAAATACGCCGAGGCCACACCGACTTGCGAAGCCGCTTCATGAACAGCTGATGCTCCCGCTTCGACAATGAAGGTGGGCTCGGAAGATGCTCCTCCGCATACGTCAGCGTGATGAAGCACGATTCCTTGTGCATAGCGACCTCGTGCATGCACCGGGTCGCCCATTGCCGCGCCTGCTCTTTGCGGCATCCAACGCAATGGCCGCAGGGCAACTCCATCGGGAAACCACGAGCACCAAAAGAAACGCCCCCGCTGCCGGGGGCGAAAAGAGCCTGCGTGGGGCAGAAACAGGCCAAGAGAGCTAGTCAAGCAGCTTCCACACCGATTCGAGGGCGGCAAGCACCCTTTCCAACCACTGACCCAGAGCTTCGAGAATCTCCTCGATGCTCACAGCCGGATCCCGCCGCGCATCGGCGCGCCGGCAAAATTCTTCCGGTGATGACGCACCGCGTTCCGGGTGAAGGTACGGCGGCTCCCGCCTCTGGACATACGCTGTCGGTTCATAAGAACCTCCTTTCAGACACCAAAATATCACCATTTGGTGTCATTGGGCATAGTAGATCAAGTAGACCTATGCCCTAAGGCCAGAGCAGCTCGTAATCCACCGAGCAGCACAGGCCAACCTTTTCCCCCTCCGGGGGCTTTCCCCCCTTCCGGGGGGCCCCGCCCCCTTCGGGGGCAGTTCCACGAATTTTAATAGGGGCCTTCGGCCCTACAGGACGGCGCAGGGCGCTCGCGCGCCCCACGCCTACGTCCCTCCCCCTCCCCTCCCTCACGGCTTCGCCGTGGGCGCCACAGGCGCCTCAGGAGGGGTGCCGGACGAACCATCCACTTGCTCCGGCGCCGTAAGCGGCGCCTCCTCTTTCGCCTCGGCCTTTAAGAGGCCTAACTTGACCGCTTCCGCTGCGTTCCCAGGGTCCGCAAGGAACTCGAGCATATGCTCGGGGTTGTTTTCGAACCGAGCCCGGGTGCGCGCATCGAGCTGCGAGAACACGCCGCGCACCACCGCGACGCGGTTCATGGACTCCGTGAAGTCCATCGCGGAGACGTCCGCATACTGCAAGGGAGCATCCCTTCCCTGCGGGAGAATCCCCGTTTTTTCGTACCGCTTCATCAGGAAATTGATGTTGCACTCGTCGCGGTACTGCTGCTGGGTGCGATCTTCGAGAGTAGGACAGAAGAGGCCAACGCGAACACGCGAGCCATCATAGGCGCTGCGAATTACTACCGCTGCGCCTGCCACGGTCGCTTCGCTCCCTCCATGCCCCTTCGGGGCATTTGCTTGTAGAGAAGTAGAGTTTTTAGACATAGAGTTTTTGAGTTTGAGTTTGAGTTTGAGTTTGAAGTATGAGAGTTTGAAGTAAGAGAGTTTGAAGTAAGAGAGTTTGAAGTAGAGAGTTACGGCCTCCGGCCTTGACCGAATCCACGACGCGCAGCAGCGCTAGGCTTAAGACCTGTAGCACCACCACGACGAACATTGAGATACGCACTAGCACCCGAGGCGATTCCCTCCGCGATAGGCTTCGACCAGCGCCCGAACTGATCAGCGCCTTGCGAATTCCAATCGACATTCGCGCGCGCCTCAGCCGAGCGCGCACCATGAAGAGCAGTAGACGCATCGCCCTGCGCCGCATCGAGCGTAGCCTGAGCGATAGCCTTCGGACCCGTAAGACCGTTCTTGGTCCGGATATTGAGCATCTGGTGCGCCACCTGCTTATCGAAATCGCTCACCCAGGAGCGATTTTCCGCATCCCGGCTTTCCCAGTACGTTCGGTTCTCCTGTTCCTTGAGCAGCTTCCGCTGCGAATACGCCGTAGCGCCACCAGTCAGAGCATCACCGACCCGCGCATCCGGCATTGAGTACCCCGCGCCGGCTGGCGTAGAAGAACCGCCGCCGCCGGTTCCCGAAAGAATCGGGTTCAACCCGGCGGCGCGCAGATCCGCAACCTCGCGCTGGTGCGCGGTACCGCTCATGCGCTCCTGAAAGGCCATCTGCTCCCTCGCAGAGGCCTGCCCGACTTCCGCGGCTTGCTTCGCGCTCTGATAGTTCCCGATCGCCGAGATTGCCGCACCAACGATTGCACCCCACATACGACCCCCTTAAAAGTGGTCGATCATGCCGGGAACACCGTACACCGGCATCGGCCGCGCACAGTGCATCCGGATGTAAAAGTCGCCGATGAAGTCCGGCTCCGTCGTTACCGCTTTTACCCTGTCCATCGGCGGGGTTTCCTTGATGAACGTATCGGACAGCGTGGGCGGCGCCGTAAACTCCTGGCTCAGGTGCCACGCGTCGAGCGACGCGGCCGCCGAGCTGCGGAAGATCCCGGAGATCCGCGACGGCTTGTACCGGTACTCTGCGAAAATCTCTTGGTACCCGAAAACAGTCTCGTCATCCGCCGCGACACCCGTCGCATAGATTTCCTTCCGCAGAACGGCCTGCTCCCCCAAGTGGGAAAGCGCGGGCCAATAAAAGTCGAACCGCGTCGACCGCGACCACATGCGCTCAAGCCCCTGCTGGTACGTCAGATCGGCACGCACCGACACCAACCCGAGAATGATGCAATGCTCGGTAAACGACATCGAGAACCCGTGGCCTAGTCCGAGGCCCGTACCCATTGCCGCCAAATTTCCCTGAGGAGTTGTGGCGTCGGTGGAGCTGGTCTGCGGGATCGGAGACACCGTGATAGGCGACGACCCGCCGCCGAGGTACTCAGGCCGCTGCAACCGCGCGTCCGGCGACGTGACGTTAAAGTGCGCCTTGATGACCTCGACATACCGCGTCCCTCCTCGCGCATCGCGCTCATACATCCGCTGCACCGCGAACGCCTGCCGCAGCGAATTGATCGTCGCCGCCGTTGCGTTCGACAGATCCGCGTAAATGTGGGGATACCCCGCGTTGTCCGGATCCTGCTCCACGCCATACTGCGAGTTCGCACTGGCCGGATCGATCAGAGTGGACGCCGCATACGCCCTCGACGCCGCGTTCGACTCCCGATACGTGCCGCCCGCGCCGAACGTCGAATTCACCTTCCCGAGCCCAAGCACCGGCGCACTCGTGCCCAGCGGCAACGAAACCGCCGTGCCTTTCTGAGGCCACGGCAGCGCCGAAGTGAAATAGTCGTGCCGCTTGCCGCGCTTTTGCAACGTGTAGTCCGTCGGCGCGTCCGGGCCATCGTCCACAGGCACCGTCAGGGAATTCTGCATGTTCTGGTCCCTGAACCACTGGTTCCAGACGAGCGCGTAAGCGCGCAACGGCAACGCCGAGAACTCCAGGTCTGGCACAGCCGGCGGGATCCCCATGTAGTCATAGATCGAATTCAACGCCTCGCCGGTGACCGCCGTTGTCGTGATCGTCGGGATCAGAAACGAAGTGCTATCCCCCGGATTCGTCTGCGCCCCGTTGAACTTCTCCCAGTTCTCCCACAGCAACCGGTACGGCACCGCGAAGAAGTGCGTATCCAGGTACATGTTGTCCATCAGCGGGAAGATCGGGGTCGCCAACCGCACGAACGACGTCATGTCCAGCTTAAAGGTGTCACCCGGAAGAGCTTCATCCACGAGGATCGGGATCAGATACCCAGCCGAGAACGCGGTTTTGTGACCGTGCGTCCGATTGAACGCAGAACGCTGAATCTCCGCCTTTGGCACCTCGGAGAACGTGTGCTTCATCACCGAGGGATTGCGATGCGACTTACCGAACATGATCACTTCTCCTGTGAGAGAACAGCTTGGTTGCCATCGTCCACCCGAATCGGAGTCACCGGCGCTTCAACCTCGCCCGTTTCGTCCATCACCGTCGCCAGCCGAACGAAGGAAAAATCCTCCGGGTGGCGATTGAGCAGACTCCCTTCCTGCTTGATCGCATCCCTGAAGGTACGAATCGCCTGAGCGTCCGTCTGCGCGAACATCGGCATCGAGTAAACCCCAACCTTCGCGTCATAGACGCAATACAGACCTTGTTTCATTCGACACTCCTTTTTTTCAGTTTGAGTTTCGCGAGTTCCACAGCAGCGCGAACAGCTCTGCGTGGCTTAGACTCATCAGCTCGGCCTCGCTTAAACCGAGCGATGTACCGACGCCGCTTAACAGCAGCTGCTCTAAGCGGCTCAACCTTCGCCAGTTCCTTATCGTAATACCTGGGCAGCGAACCCTCGACGCCTTGCGACACAACCCTGTCGTGCCTGTACGCATCGGACTCCCCGAACTTTTCGAGCCATCGCTTCCCGATGGCGGGCCTCCGCGACATCACACCGTATTCCGG